TTTCCGTAAACTTTTTCTATGTTATTTTTCATTGGTCAATATATTTATGATTTTATTTAATGTCTTTTCAGCACTTTTATCTTTTGAATATTCTTCTTTAATCTTATCTTTAGGTGCTTCCATTTTGTCTTCTTAATACTCTTCAATAGAAAAACCTTTAACTTTATTTGTCTTAACATACTCTTGCCATATTTCAGCGTTATTAACTTTTACCGCACCCATCCAAGTACCTACTGGTACATTAAGTCCGTATTTTCTTGATTTGTCTTGTACTTCATCTTCTACTAACCAACTTTCAACAAGTGTTAAACCACTTAAAGTTTCTGCGTGTTCTAATGTACTATTGTTTTGATAGCCATTCTTTAAATACATTTGTGATGCTTTTTGTACTGTATCTTTAGAAAAGTAAATGTAATATTCACCCTCTGCACCATTTCTATAAATAGGTTTATTAGGTATTAACAAAGCACCCATTAAGATTTTTTTATCACCATCTACTTGTGCTAATTTTATTTCTTGGTCTTTTAAAGCAATAAAGTCTGATTCAATAGCTGGACTTTCTACAATAGATATTGCTTCTACTCCTGCATCTTCTTGATCTTCATCTAAAATAAGTTCTATTATTTTCATAATTATATAACGTTTTTAATTTTAAATTTTGCGTTTATCCTATACTTGCACCCTCAATTATATTTCTATCCATTTCTTGTGCAGTAGAAACATCACTTGCAACTACGTATGCTTTTGTTGGTTGTTGTGTTTGACCACCTATTGCATCTGCTAATTGATTTGTACCACTTGCACCTACTATATTAAAAGCTGGGGGTAAACTTTCAGTTGTTGGTGCTGAACCACCACCACCACCACCACCGCTTGGTACAGTTCCTTTGTTACCTCTACCACTTGGATCAACTGATTTTATTGCTGCTATGTTTTTTAATGCTGCTGCACCAGCTAAACCAGCTTGTATAAATGGATATGCTGGAAATACTTTTGTAATCGGAGAATCTTGTGCAGTTGTAAAAGCGTTCATTACACCTAAAGTTCCACTTATTGTTGCACTTGCTAATGCCATAGCTTTACCAGTTTTACTGTCTTTACCAGCAATATCAGCTAATAAATCAAAACCTTGTTTTGCCATATTAAGTTTTGCATTTAAAACTTTTCTATCTAATTCTTCATCTTGTGCAGCAGTTTTGTCTTTTACACCTTGCTTTAATAATTCATAATGTTCAACAATAGCTAATTTTTGTGCTTCGGTTGCATCTAACCTTTCTAATTCTGCTATTGTTTCTGACTGTTCTTTTTCAAGTTTTGCAATTTCACGTTCTTCATCAGTTAAAACCTTAAATTCATCTTGAATATCTTTTATACCTTGTAAACGTTCTAATTCTTTTTGTTCTGCTTGTAATCTATAAGTTTCATTTATAGCATCTTCTTCTGCTATTCTTTGTGCTTCAAGTTCAGCAGTATCAAGCCCAAATTGTTTTGCTTTTTCTATTAAACCAAAATATTTATCACTTACTGCATTTAGTTCTTGTGTTTGTTTATCAAGTTGTTTTTGAAAATAAGCATCTTCAAGTTTAGCAATTTCTTCTATTGTTTTTGCTTTTTCTTCAATAGCTGGATCAGTTTCAACTTTTTCTTCTTTTTTCTTTTTAGCTGGTGGGTTTAGTAATAAATCAATATCTAATTCTTCACCTTTTAGTTTGTTAAGTTTTCCTTGTAAATCATTTATTTTCTTTTGTTCTTCTGTACTTATTGAAGCAGTTTTTGCAAGTAATTCTACTTGTTTACTATAACCAAATAAAAACCCTTGAAAACCAGCGTTTATTTTATCCCAAGTTGTAACCTCTTTTGCTGCTGCTTGTTCTTGTAGTAATTGCGTTTCAAGTATTTTAATTGACCTTTTTAATATAGCATCTTTTGCTAATAATATTTGTTTTTGTTTTTCAAGATTTTCAGAATTAGATATACCCCTTTGTTCGTTGTATTTTTGTTCTTTTTGTAAAAGTGATAATTGGCTATCAACTGATGTTAAAAGTTCATCATTTAATGCTTTTTGTCTTTCTAAATCTTTATTTATAAAACCTAATGCTTCACCTATTTCATCCCAATATTCAACAACTAAACCTAAAGCAACAACTAAAGCACCAATACCAGTTGATATTAACGCACTTTTCATTGCCTTACCACTTAACTTTGCTGCTTTACCTACTGCAACTAATTTAGATGCTAAACCACCAGTATATCTATCTAATGCCCTTACTGCTTCATTGCCAATTTGCATACCAGCAGATAAATCTTTACCAGCTTTTCTTGCACTTCTACCTGTATCTTTAACTTTTTTATTTAAGTCATCAACATTTTTTTGTGCTTCTTTAGTATTTGCTTGTAATTCTAAATTTATTTTTTCCATACTTGTTTCATTAGTTTGTAGCTATTCTTTACTGATGTAGGTAAAGCATATTTACCTTGTGCAATACGTATGTTTTCCGTTTCACCTTTTACTTCTTGTAATAAGTCTAATATATTTTTTATCATAAATCAGTATTTAATAATTCAAATTCTGTTTTACCAGTTGTTAGGTTTGTAGTCATTGAATTTATTTTGTAATATTTTTGCCCTATTTCTATTCTATCATATAATTGTAAACTACTAAATATTTTATATGGTAGGTATGCAGTAACTTTTGTTAATCTTCTTGCTGGGTTAAACACTTCGTTAATATAATTACTATATTGTGTTTGAAATAAAGTATCAGTAAAAGCAACAGAATCAGTAGCACTATTAGCAAGATATTCATTAACATAATTATCAAAATGTATGTTTACTTTACTTGTACTTGAATCAATATCTTTACTATTCATAGGGATATGGTAATTATTAATTACAGTTCTATTACCTGCTAAATCTCTAATTGTTATATTAGTACCACTTGCTATTCTATATTTATAAAATATTAATGGTTCACCAATATAAGATTCTTGGTTATCATCTACAAAATAGCCATATTGAATATCAGTATTTGAACCATTATTTTGATCAACTAACCTTTCATACATAACGTGTTCAAAAGGTATTTCTATTTTATATTCTGTACTTGGTGTATCGTAAACATTCCCACCTAAAGAATAACTACTTGAACCCCAAACCTTATTGTTTAACTGATTAAATTGTTGTGCTAAAAATGTCTTAACACCTTTGTAAGTAAAATTTACTTTAGAAAAAGGTAAGGCAATATCAACTGCTGATTTTGTTACATCTAAATATTCATCAATATTAATTGGTATGACTTGCCCTTGTAATGTTGGTGCTTTATCATAAAATTCATCTAAAGGCTGCACTACAATAATATCATTTTCTACGTATGCAGTAAGATTAAACATTTGAAATAAACCAGTTAGAAAATCTATAATTTTCATTTTAGGTATTTGCTCTAATATATTAAATTCTATATCTAAATTTGTAGTAAACGCACTTACATTTTTGTATATATATATAGAAGTTATTGTTTGAATTGGATTTGGGAATGTATTATATATAATCGCTATTGATTTAACATACCATTCTATACCACCATTAGCAGCAAATTCAATAGTTGATGCACAAGCTATCTGTACAGCATACAAACCCATATTATTTAAATCATCACCAAAATTTATAATTTGTGTTCCAGTTTGTTCAACAAAACCCCCTACTTCTTCACTACCATTAGCTAAATTAAAAACCTTTACACTATAAGGTACGTTTGATGTTAAAAGTGTTGGGGTTAATGTTAATATAACTTCTTGAAAATAAGTATTTCCATTGGGTATTTCTTGTGGATAATTTAATTGTAACCTTAAATAACCATCTTGTATAATAGAATTACGAGGGTTATTACCAAATGATTCATACCAATCAGTAAATGTATTATAAACTCTTTCAACTTGTTCTTCTGCTGCTATTTCACCTTTTTTTCTATGTAACCACATATACAAATTATAAAAATCTGTATTTGATGTATCATTAAAAAAATCATCTGAAAACGTTATATCTGGGTATTGTAATTCTATTGCTGATATTATAGCTTGTAATCTTAAAGCATATTTGAATTGTGTAAATTTAAGACCATTATTAGCAAACCCAGCTCGATAGTATAAATTTCCATCATCAGGTACATTTGAAGCACTATCATAAGTTGCTCTATCTGTATGCGTAATTAATGGTACAATCAAATTACCTAAATACTCATTTTGCATTGCTGCTAAAACTGTACTATAATTATAATCAGTATCTAATATACTTAACTCCGTTAAATTACTTAATTGATCATCACCTAAAATATCTTTTAAATTAACTGTATTGCCATAAAAAGTTATCTTATATGTATGTGGTACGTTGTTTTTTAAATCAACTCCAGTTAATGCTATTTTGCCTTTTTTAAATGGTATATCGTTTAATTCTAATGAAGCATTTACTTTTACCCTTGCATCAAAACCATTTACAATATCATAGTTATAGTAATGGTCAAATATTTTATTATTTTTTTTTTGAAGCTGGTAATGCAAAGGTTTTAGTAAATTCAGTAAAGATTTTTTTTAAGTCTTTTACGTTCTGTATCGTTTGTGTAAAAGATACAGATTCATCTTTGAATTGGTCTACTCTTTCATCTTCTGTATAAACTGATACATTACCTATGTATAAAACTAACTTTTGTTGCATTATCTAATGTTGTTTATATAATCAAATGCTTCTTCAAAATCAATAGTGTATTCTATTAATCTATCATTAACAGATGTTTTAAATTGTATAGATGATTTTTTTACTTTTACTGGTATAACTTCATCAGCACCACTAACTTTATTTATTCTTTCATACCAAACGTACTCACTTAATAAAAGTTCTTCAAAGAAATTATTAGCACCTTGTGGATAGTAACCACTACTTAAAGTAAATGTTTGTTTAGCAGTTGTGTTAAATGTTTTGTTTGGTGCATCAGAAATAGAATAAGTAGCTGGGTTATTTGTATTTGGATATGTCAATACATTTGCTTTGTAACCCTCGTTTTGTCTTGCAAGTGTTTTTGTTTCTTTTAAGAAAAACCATAAGTCTTGCTGCACCCCATAACGATTAATAAATATAATTTTTTTACCACTTCCATATTTAGTACATTCTATTCGTTTTATAGTTGATGGATATGTACCACCTATTGCAGTTGATCCTTGTGCAAAACTAATTACTTGTATTCCACTACCTAAAGTTTCGGGTACTTTGCCAGTAAAAGCAGAAACACCAGCTACACTTTTAGGATAGTATAATTGTACTTCGTTTGTATCTGGGTTTTTAGAAATTAAATAATTAGCTGTTGGTAGGGTTGGGTTGGTGTTTTCTTCATAATATCCGTAACCCTCAAAACCTTTGTCTACAAATGATGTTACAGAACCAACTACTGAACCAGTAGCATTTAAACCACTATAATTTGTTAGTGTTGTAGTTATTGAAATTTCTTGTGGTACGTATGTTGAATCATAATATATATCTAAATAATCTCTTGCAAGTTCTGATATATCAAAATTTACAGTTGTGCTTTTTCTTACGTTTTTTATTAATGTATATCTTGAAATACTATCAATAGTAATTTCACATAGTGTTGAAGCTACACCACTAACTGGTATTTCTTTATATTTAAATTGTGGACTTCTTAAAGCTAATCTTGGCATATCTTATTTTTTTGCTGCTAATACTATTGCATATTCTACATCTAATGCAAATGCTTCTTGTAATTCTTGTGGTAACTTTTCAAAACCCATTTCAAATGATTTGGTAAAAAACATAGTTGCCTTAATTCCTTTTTTCTTTATACTATCAGCTAATATATAACCCATAGTTTTATACGATCCAAACCTACCCTTTTTATCTCTTGGTTGTAAACCTCTAAACTTTGCCCACTTTGAAAAAATACCAGTATGGTATTCTAACCCTCTTAACTTACTGCTTGGCTTATAACTAAATGGACTGTTTTTGTTTTCTATGTAATTACTATTAACACCCTTAACACCTCTATCTTGAAATTCCCCATAGTCTACCATTTTAAAATCAATAATAAAACCATCATCTGCTTTTTCAAAATCATACTTTAATGAATTGTATAATTCGCTTGTGTAGTTTTGGTCTTTTTTAGTTAGCCTTGTTTTTGACTGCTGGATAACATAATCAGAAAATGATTTTAATGCTTTTTGTGTATAGATAGTTTTCATTAGCAAATAGTTATATCATTGTATATTAATATTTCTATTCCACAAGACCACCCAGCTAACATATTTTCAAACCTATCATAAAAAGGTTCTAATGATGGGTTACCCTCAAGCTGGTACATATCAGTATGCAGTTGCCCTTTTCTTAAATTTTGAATCAGTTTGTTTAATACGCTTAACTGCGTGTTTAAAATATCTTGTTCGTTGTTGTTACCTACGAATCTATCAAGTGTTTCTGTTTTGCTTTGATCTACAATATCACAAGCAATTACTGTAATGTTAAATCTTAATACTTGTTCTTCTGCTACTACGTTGTTTACTATGATATGACCTAAAGGGAAAATATCTTGTTTGTTTAAATTCAAATTAGAAACATCACCAGTTGAAACAGTATTTATATTTGTATCTGCAAGTAGTTGTTCTTTTATTGTTTCGGTTAATTGATAAAAACCTCTTATACCTTGATTCATCTTTTGAATTTACTTTTAATTTGTTTTGATTCTATTTCGTTTTTTTCCTTTACAAATGATAACATCATAAAACATTTATGTACTTCTAATTTGGTGATATCTTCAAGTCTTGTAATATCCCCATTAGCGAGTGTGTATACTGACTGATACCATCCCCATTTTCTGCTAAAATTTGCTGATGCGTTAAGTTCGTTACCTCCCCCAGTTCCGAATAGTTCAGAATAGTTTTCGATAAGTCTATCCCTAAATTCCACAAAAAAAAAATTGATGACAAAACTGCATCCATTGGCATAGCTAATAAATTATCACTTGTATCAACATTGTATTCTTTTATTGAGTATCTATCTTTTAATTTGTTTTCTATTGGTCTGTATAATACGTTCATTGTCTTTTCCATATTTTCCCAATCTGCAATGTAAGTATCTACATCAATATATTCACCTAATGTTAATTCATCTAATTGTGGGTGGAAGCCATATTCAACACTATCAATTTTAAACCGTTGTACCAGCTTTGGTTTTTGCTCAAACAATGAATTGATCTTGTTTGTAATTTTATCAAAATCTGCCATCTTCAAACGCATAACGTTTTTAAGTTCAATATCACAAAATATTTCAATAGCTTTAGCATTTAAAAAATGTGATTCTTCAGTTTGCTTTTGGATATTTAGAAACCTTTTGTATTGCCCTAAAGTAATATCAGATAACTTTGTTGGTATTTCAATATTAATATTCATATCTATATAACGTATTTATTTAACTATTTTATAGTAGTAAATATAATAAAAAAAAAGCAGCCATTTCTGACTGCCCTTTCCTTTCATAAAAAAAACTAACTACTAAATCATACTTGCTTCAAAACAAGTTCCACAACATACACCTTTATCGGTTTGCATTGCAGCACCACATTCGCTGCATTCATATTCTGCTTGTTCGTGTGGGTTTAAAAAATCATCCCAACTCATATTCCAAAAAGTACTGATGCTAATGTTCTACATACAAAGTAGCACAATGCGAATATTAAAAAATACTTTATTAACTTCTTAAAAATCTTTGCTGCTTTTTCAGCATTACTTGGTTTGTCTGTTTTCATTTTGTTATATTCTTAAATCGTGAATTTCTTGTGGTGATAGTGAACTATCATCTACTAAATTCATCACTTTGTTTAAATCATTTATTTTAGTTCCTAAAAGATAGAAAGAACTACCGTAGTGCTTTCCAAATAATTCGCATAATGTGTTTAAAGATAATTTCATTTTGTTATGTTTTTAATTTGTACTATGTCTACCGTTCCATATTTTCTATGTACGTTTCTTAAATATACTTCAGCACAATCAATCTGTTCTTGATCATTAGAATATAAATAAGTTTTCAGTTGCTCGTTTATTTCTGTTAGTTCTGTTTGCATTTTGTTTTATTTTTTATTTCTAAATACCAATTATATAAAAACTTGGATTGCTCTAAATCAATTATATTTACATCACTTATTTTTTTAGCCTTTTTGTTTTTTGGCATATCTTCAACACCATCAATTTCATTGTTAATTTCTTCAAGCAAATTATTGTAATCTTTTAAAAACTCTTTTGTTTCTATATTCATTGTTTGTTTGTTTTTAAATATTGGGTTAAATCACGAACCTACATTTTTGTCAGTTTACTACTTGTGCTAATTTTTTTTAATTCTGTTGGTTTTCTTTAGTATCTATATCTGTATCTAATTACTAACTCAATTCATTAATCTGCTACCCTCGCTGATTTCAACCCAATATGTTAAAGAACTTATTTAATTATACTGCAATATACAACTTTTTTAGTTATAAACAAAATTATTGATAACTTATTTTAAGAAACATAATAAGTTCCCCTATTAGGGTTTTGTAATTGGTATGAAACAGAATACCTTATGGCATCTATAATGTGGTTAAATTTATCTTGTGGTGTTTTACTTTTCTTTTCTAACCAAGAATAGTTGTTTAGTTCTTTTATTAAGTTGATACTGTTTTCTTCTATTACTAAATCATAATCTTGTAATAAAGATATTCCATAGGTTATAGATCCAGCACCTTTAATTGATGCAACAACATTACAACCCTTTGCTTTTATTTCGTGAATTAATCTTGGTTCAGCACTATCACCAACTATTAAATTGTTTGCAGCGTGTTTTAAGTTCAGTTCAGCTATTTGTGATGTAGTAAGTCCTTTTAAATAAAAACATTCCTTTAAATAGATTATTTTGTTTGTAGTATCTATGTTGGTTTCTACTAAAGTATTTTCATCATTTGCAAAACCATAATCTTGACCAAAGACTGAAACACCTACTTTTTTAAATTCACCTATTGACCAATTAGTAAATATAACACCCTCTGCTTTTTCTAACCAACCCCCTAACATTTGATGCTTGTATTTATTCGGTCTACGTATTTTAATGCTCTCTATCTGCTCTAAATAACTTTTTGATAGGTTTTCTACATTATCTAAATAAGTAGTGTGTATGTACGTTGTATTGCCTTTTGTGGTATTACTGCCAGCTTGTACCCCTTTGTCTTGAAAGAATCTGTTGTATATCCAATGTTCTTTTGTAACTGGGTTTAATATAAGTATAACCCTATTTTTGTTTTTTAGGTTTCTAACTGATAAATCTATTTTATCAAAGATGTTTTCATCAACAAGTTCTTCTGCTTCATCCATAACCCACGTTGATATATTGGTAAGTGATTTTAGATTTGCAGTTTGATCCCCACTTGATGTTTTGATACCTTTAAATATTATCTTACTTCCAGATAGCTTATTTATTATTTCGTTTTTAGTTATATAGAAATGGTCTTGTAATTCAAGTGTTTCTATTTTGTCTATAAATTCGGGTATAATAGATATGTATGCAGATGATAAAGTAAACCTTGTAAATAGAATTGTATGTCCTGCTTCAAATGTTAAAAGCAAAAGCAATAGGTTAATAGAATAAGATTTACCCGAACCTCTACCACCAGTTACAATAAAATACCTGGCATCAGATGTTTTTATTGGTTCGTACTTTAAGTTTACATCTATCACTTAAACCTTATAATATCTTTAAAGTTTATATTAAAACCCTCACTTGAATTTATATCTACTGTTTCTTTTGGTTTACCATATCTATAACCAAAGTATAAAGACATTGCACGAGAATCACCTTTGAATATTTGTTTACCTAATGTTTTGATCACCTCATCATTATCAATTAGGTTATCTAATTTTTCAATTAGTTTTAGTTCATCAGCTTTCTTTGGTCTACCTGCACCCTCTCTTGCACCTCCGTTATTTTTTCTTTTATCCATATTGATAGTATTTTGTTTATTCAATTATATAACGTATTTAATTTGTGTTTTTAAAAAACTTTACAACCACTTCCACATTCACCCTCTAAATCAAATAAATCATTTTCATAAATATATTCATCATTATAAATATTAAAAGGTTGTTCAGCCATCTTTACTAAATCTTCTATTGTTTTATATTTTCTATAAAAAGACATTCCGTTATTTTGTTTAAGTAAATCATTATAACTTGGTTTATCTTCAATTAATACATTCCCATATTTTTGGATCATATTATCCCACCATTCTGCTTTATTTGGTTCTTGTTTTATAATTGTCATTAGTTTTCTATTTGACTTTTCGAAACACATATCACAATTACCTTTATAAGCTGGTATATTTATTTTTATAGGTTGGTCTTTCCAAAATCTATTACGTTGTCTTTTATCTATTTTTTTATCCATTAAAGGATAGAATACATTATTTTCTTTATAATCTTTTCTTACCCTATCCATTTCATCAATTCTTAAACCTACTGCTATTGAATAGTTATTTAAACCAAAAACACTATCAGCATATTTTTTTAATGGTCTTAACTTCATATCCCTATTACACCATTTATTTATGTTAGATGGTATTCCAAGTTTTTTTATTCCTTGTTCAAATATTTCACCTTTTGTTTTTAGGTTTTCATATTTAACTATATTAAAATCTACACCTACACCTTTTTCATTAAAACCAGCTTCAATCCATTTCATATTTATATTATAATATTTATTACATTTATTCATAAATATTAAACTTTCTTCGTGTTCTTTTGATGTGTTTGCCATAGCATAAATAATATTATGATTTGAAAACCACTCTTTTATTTTTATAGCCATCATAACACTACTATACCCAGCAGAAACAGAACAAAATATATTTGTATTGTTTTTTAATTTCATTTAAAAGTCAAGTGTAAATGTTACTATAAATAAATATAGTTTTATAGTTCTATAATTATATTCTTCTGTTGCTTGTAAAAACTCCCACCCTAACATAAATCTATCGTGTGGATAATGCAGTTGTATTTCTAATTCCCAATCCATATTTTATTTTTTTCATCTTAAACTTGCTCTTGCATCGGTTACTGTTGGTTCACCAATAATTATATCGTATACTTCTTTTCTTTGTTCATCTTTACGCTTCCATTCAAAAGACTTTAATACAAGTTCAGCACGTTCATCATATACCTTTTTATCTTCATCAGATAGTTTTCTATATGCAGTTTCGTTTTTGGTTAGTTCGTAACCTAAATTTTTAGGTATTTTTAAAGCCAATAAATCGTTATACTTTTGTTTTAGTCTATTGTATTGTTCTGCATCTTTATAGTATGCTTTTACTTGATGACCTAATACTTCTATTCTATATATTTCATATAGGTTTGTTAGATGTTTATTTTGCATTAGTTCAGCATATAGTTTTTTCTTTGCGTGTAATACGGTTGCGTGATCTCTATTTACTGTTTGCCCTATTTTTTGTAATGACCAGCTTGTAGTATCGGTTGCTATTTTAAAGTACAATGTTCTAAACAATACTACTTCTGCTTTCCTTGACCTTGTGCTTATATCATACCCACTATGTTTATCTACATAGCTTTTTATTCTATTAAGTTCTATTTCGTGTTTTTGTATATCCATTAATTGGTTCTTAATTTTAAAAGGTTGTAGCACTCTATATATTTTTGTTTTGCTTTTCCTTTATATTGTTCTTTAAATAATTCGTATAACTTTTTTGTGTATTGGTATTTTGTTTGGCAATCTTCAAAATACTTTTGTGCGAATCTTACACCTTTACCTTTAAAGTAGTTTACATTATCAGCAGTATCTCCTACAATCATTTGTTCATAGAAATTATACAATGCTTCATCTTCTGAAATATCTAATACCTCTTTGTGCTTATAGTGATAGTTGTACATCAAGCAAGGAAATTGTTTGTAGTCTTTATCTATGCTCACTATCATTACTTCATCCCTACCTAATTCATCGGTTAGTTCTTTCCAGTACCTTGCAACCATATCATCAGTTTCAATACCATAACCATATACTGAATCGTAATGTTCTTTTACAAATTTGTGCATTTCATTTAGTAATGGTGGTAGTTCTTGCTTTTTTCTATTGGCTTTATAATCGTTTGTTATAAGTTTTCTAAAGTTGCCCTTTGATCCACTAAAGGTTATTACCTTATCTATTTGGTACATTTCTTCAAGGTGGTTTACTATTGACATATATTGCTCATCAAACTTTGCTCTTGCATCTTCTATATCTGTATAGTATTTTTCATCCTCTGGATGTTCACGTTTCTTATAACAAGCAGCGAATATTAAACTATCTGCATCTACTAATAATATCATTGTTTTACTGTTAGTTTTAAATAGTTTTTGTTTTGTGCTGGTCTTACTTGATATGTTATTGTTATATCAGTTATTTCTTTATCTTGTTCTGTAAAGTGTTCTATTTGCTCTTTTAAGCCTTTCCATACTGCATTACTTACTTTCATCTGAATATACTTATTATTATATAGAAAAAAGTAAAATACCAAGACCATTGACATATTATTGCCAATATCAATATTAATGATTCTAAAACTTCTGCAAGTTTTGAATATCCTTTATTTCTTAATTTATTAAGTTTTACGTATGATGGTACAAAGAAACTTAATACTATTAACCCTATTGCTATTTGTATCATTAGTAAAAATCTTGGTATATATCCATAACATTATTTTTTTCTTCAACTGTTAGTTCAGTTAAGCATTTATTGTATAACCTAAATGCTATTTTCATAAGTGTAGTTGTTCGTTCCATTATCTGTTTATTTTTTTATAACATTCATCAATAGTATCATATTTATTTTGTATCATATCCCTTTCAATTTCTATTTGTAAAAGTTCAAGCTGATGCAACAAATAACTATTATCAGTTGTTTTAGTTAAATCAATTAAATCTTGTATTCGTTTTTTGTGTAACATTTGTTTTGTTTTTTAAATTAATAATGTTTTATATCAAATTCAATATCTGATAATATTTCTTCTAATTCTTCAATTGAAAAACTAAAAAGGTCTTTGTAATCTTGTTCGTTATGGGTGTTTTTACAATAAACCCAAATTTGATTAATTAATGATTGTTTCATTTTGTTTGTTTTTATAATTAATAATAATCAAATATACTATTAATTAACTTATAAACAAAATTATTAATAACTATTCATTCAAATTAATTCTAACTGCATCGTTTTCCTTTAGTAGGTAAACATCTTTTGTTACTCTTTTTTTAGTCCACATTGTAGTATCTGGGCAATATTTCTTTTCGGTCTTTGGCATTTCTAATGTATTTAAGTAATACATATAATTACCTTTTGGATCGTTTACAAAATAAATCTTTATTACATCTTTACCCAGCTTCATTAAAGCATCGTATTTATCTTTTTCAAGCATCTTGGTTTCATAGTATGTTTTTCTAAATTTCATTTCTATAACACAATCAAAACCTTTGGGTGTTTTACCTTTAGCATCGTATCTTTCTGAACCCTCACCACTCCATTGTAAATTCCAGCCATCAAAATTTAGTAGCACTACCATAGCTTTTTCAAGCTGGTGTATTTTATTTAATACCATTATTCCATATTACGTTTAAATCTTTTATCCATTGCTTTATTGTTCTTGGGTTACAAGTACAAGGTTTGTAGTAATTGTGTTTGTGGTATTCAGCGTGTAGTTTACACACCAATTCAAATTCTTGGTTAGTAATGTGTTGCTTTGTACCCATTCTAAAGTTTTCCCATTTTGCATAGTCTTGCTTATTAAATTTTACCATCGATCTATTTTTATTTCGTTTAACTTTTTTCTACGTTCATTGCAATTACATTTTGTACCTCTGTATTTATGCCAGGTATCAACAAGGTATTTTATACCAGTATATTTAGTAATGTAGTAAATAAGGTTTCCTAATTTCATATTACATTTAAGTTTAAAAATTTACATTTATTTTTAGGTACTCTATAAAATTTATCAATACCTTTTCGTTCTTTACTATTTATAAATTGTTCAACATAGTATTTTTCTTTAAATATTTCATCAGAAAAACAAGTAACTGCATAACCAGTTTCAGAACAAATTATAACATAATTAAAACTATTTATTTTGTGTAACCTTTTTTTTCTTGCTAAAAAACTTACATTTTTATAGTAAAAAGTTTTAGAATTTATAAAAGGTTTATATGATAATAATTCAAGTTCAAAGTAATATTTTTTACCATCTTTAGATGTTATAACATCCATTCCGTAATCTTCTTTTTTCTTAATTATTTTATGACCGAAAAATTTAGCATATTTAATAAATATATCTTTAGCAAATGTATCACTTCTATTATATGATTTTTGTATGAATTTATTTGGTTTTGTTTTCATAGCAGTTTCTTTAATTTATCTTTTACTTTGTTGTAAGTATTATACAATGAATAGTATTGTATGTATGATTTTCTACTAAATTCTGCTATGCTTTCACCACTATTAATTATTTCAAATACTTTCCTATCATACCAAAACATATTATCTAATTCTTTTTTTATAATTGCGTATGCCTTATCATAATCAATATCTGAAATAGACTTATCAATATCTACATCTTCAATATTAATAATAGTAATGTTTTTTTCCTTGCGTTTTAAATCGTAAAACAATGTTCTTAATGTTTTAAATATGTAGTAGTAGTTTACCTCATCATTGTACATAATATCTAAACCTTTATTTAGTTTTTTATGTATCTTAATATACATTTCTTGTACTATATCTTCTGATGTTTCTTTTGGGCAACCGAAGCTGGTAACTATTTCTATCCAGGTTTTGTGCTTTTCAGCAATTAATACCATTGTTTTTTCTACCATTACGCTAAAGGATCATAAATATTATTTACTATTTGTGGTAAACCTACATCATTAACTTCAAAAGAAAATGTATCAAAAGAATAACCTCTTGACCTACCACACTTAACAGTAACCCAATCTTTGTTTACTGTATTTGCTTCTAATGCTATAACTGTTTCTGCTTTTTTTTCAAGAAAACTCCCTAAATGCCCAGTACCAAATTTTTGGCTACCATAGTTTTGGTGTATAACATTTATTATATGACATTTATATTTAGCACTCCATTCCATTAATCTTTGCACTAAAGCATTTGATTCTATTATTGAATTGGCATCACTACATAAATCAGCAATACCATCTATTATTATTAAACTTGGTTTATCTATTTTGTTTTCTAAATAGTAATCTATAAAATCTATTCGCATTTTGTGATCTATTGACCTTAACCCAAATGTATGGTAGTTATTTGTGTTTATACTTGAATCCATTGTTAATGGTCTTTTAAATACCTTTTGACAATGCCATAAGCCTTGTTCGGTATCTATGTGTAAAAGATGACCATTACCTTTATGCCCTTTTAAGTTACCACCATATATATTTGTACCACTTAAATATACTGATGCTAATAAAGAAATAAAAAATGTTTTCATAGTTTTTGGTGGTGCTGTAACTACTGATAAGTTCCCATAAGTTCCTAAAGCAATCGGTACTAATTTATCACCACTTTCAGATTTTAATAATTTTTCACCATAACTTAATGCTACTGGTGGATAGTCTATTTTTTCGTTAATGTCTACTTTACAATCGTGTTCGATAAAGTCCATTAACATATTGTGTTCAGTTTGTTGTTGTTTAGTCATATATTATTTTTCTATAAAGATATAAAAAAAAGGGCATTAAATTAATAACACCCTTTTAAATTTAAAATGGTAAATCACCACTTTGTTCATCTACTGCAACTTCAAGTTGCTTTTCTTCACGTTCTGCTAATGTAACAGTTCCATCAGTCCAAACTACTTTGCCATTACCTAAATAGTTTTTTGGCATTTTAGCATCTCGTTCTTCTTTTGTTTGTGAATCCATAAACGCTACGTTGTTCCCGTATCGTGTTTCATCTTGTACTGAAATAGTAAAGTTGTAATAAACTGCACCATCTTTTCCTTTGATAAACTTTTCTTTTGGTAGTTTATCTACTCTAATTGAACCATTGATTAATGTACTCATATATATATAAATTTAGTTAATATTCATTTTATTTCCCTTTGTGCTGATTTTTTATCTGTTCTTGTATAAGAATATATTTGTCTATTTTCATCACAAGGTATAAATTTTATTTTATCATTTAAAGGTGGTTTTACTTTACGTTTTTTCATAATTATATCTATTTCTTTTTAAAATCTTCGCTTTCATCTTCACCAAATACACCAAGTTCATAAAACCCAGTTAGTTTTAGTACTGCTCTTGACAATGCCCTTTTTTCTGCCATTTCCATTACGTACCAACTATTGGTGTTACCCTCTTTAAAACTTGCACCTTTATAAGCTGATCCAAAAGTTTCAATGTTTTCATTTACTGCTTTTACAACTGCAAAGTTAGGTTCGCATTTTATTACATCAAATTTAATTTTGATTTGTTCTTGTGCTTGTATTTTTTCAATACCTTGCCTTGTAATAATTACATAGTGTTGGTGTTTAAATACATCTGTTTTTTCTAAATTATACTTTTTGTATAACTCTACTAATTTGTTTCGTTCCATTATGTTATATTAAATTGTTTACTTGTAGAATTGCCTTTAATTCTTCTATCTTGTTTTGTAAGGCTTCAACTCTAAACTGGTATTCAGTAAGTAATTGATTTGTAGTTTGGTTACTAAAATTTGTGTTTACCATTTGTTTTGTTTTTAAAATTAATAATCGTAAAGGTATAAACATTTCTGTTAATAAACAAAAAAAAGGGCTGCATTTCTGCAACCCAATTTAAACATAACAAAACAAACTAAAGCAAAGATACTGTTTTACATACTATCTACCAACTTTTTATATTTTAAAATCATTTCTTCTATTTCTGAATTTGTAAACTTAACAATCTGTTTTGACTTAATATATAGTTCATCAGATAACCCAGCATAAAACCTTTCATCTAAATACTTTGCAAATAAAAATTGTTCACCATATCGAAACACATTACACCCTGCACATTGCACTTGGCAATTCTGTTCATCCCATCTTGTAGCATAATGTTTTCTGCTTTGAAAATGTCCGTTCTGTAATTTTTTCCAATGGTCTTTTTTACCACAAGTAAAACAAGTTGCGTAACCATCTACTGAATCTTTTAACCTTATGTATTGACTAAATACTGAATCCAGCTTTTTAACAAGTTTACCTCTACTTGGTTTTTTTTTGCTTTTAGGTATTGTTTTAGATGGCATTATCTATAACTTCCATTAAATGCCTTAATTCACTTAATTCAAATTCACCAACTACAACACCCCTTATTGATAGCATATAGTGTTCTTTTCTAATTTTTAAACATTTTGTTTCATTCATAATATTTGTTTTTGATTTTTAAAAAAAATGTAATAACTTTGAATTTTTTATAATTTAGTATTTTATCTAAATATATCTAAAAATAAATACCAAAATATATTCTATAACAAATATAAATAAATATAAATATATATCTAAAGAAATATATAATTAATAAAAATGTAATGATTTTGGCAATATATTCTATTTTTTCTGGGATATGTATTTAAATTTTTCTACACCCCTTGATCCAAAGTAAGCAACATAAACAGTTATTAAAAGGCTTTTAAGTAGTTCTATCCATTCAGTATTTACACCAAATTCAATATCTAAAGAATCAAGCACAATCAAAAGTATCATAGATACCGTAAGAAAAATCAAAGTCATTGGTCTTGTGTTCTTACTTAAATAACTATCAGAAGCCATATCAGCAGTCCATCTTTTACTAACCTCTTGTGCTTCTACTATATCAAGTTCAATAAGTTTTAATGCTTCTTCTTTGTCTTTAGGTGGTAATTCGCTATCGTTTGAAATAAGTTGTTTAACCATACCAAGTACTCCAGCATCTGGTAATAAATCACTTGCAACACCTAAAATATTTGGTGCTGCTTTTACCAGAAACTTGCCTACTCTTGTATCTTTAAACTTTTTTTTTGGCATTACTTCTTTTTCTTTTTATTAAGTAAATACCACTTTTGTAATGTGTAACCTATTGTTACAAGTACAAGTATAATTTTTAATGCTATATCTATATTTGTCATTGAAATACCAAACGCTCCTATGTTTATAAGTAATGTTTTAAAATCTGTTATCATTTCTTATCTATTTGTTTTAGTTTATTAATTGCCCAATTTATACCAGCTGAACCACCCCAAGCATCCCACATAATACCACCACACCCATCAGAATATGGTACATCTTTATGTTGTTGATGCCTTTTAAATGATGCCATTCTTGCTATTGTATCACGTGATAAATTTTCACCATTGGCTAATTGTCTTGCTCTTGTCCACCCAACTTGTGTACCACAACTACTTCCGTTTTTTTCTTTATATGCTATTGCTTTTTTTGCATTACTTTTTGCACCTTTAGGGTAGTCATTATAGGTTTCAAGTTCTACTTCGTTTAATTTTACATTTTTAAATGAATCATAACAAATTGCAATAGCTTGTGATTTTTCGTACTCTTGCATTAATTGTGGTACGCATCGGATCATAAAATCACTTTGGCTTTCACCTTGTTTTTTCTTTGGTATTGGCATCTTAAAACTTGTTTTCTAAATATGGGTATTCGTGAAAATAATGTACCCCCTCGTTATCAATATCAATAGCAAAAGGTAGCCATTTAGTAGGGTGTGATTCTTCACCATCAAATAAAACATCTACTCTATATTTTTCATCACTAAAACCTAATACAACTATTCTATTTTTTATAGCATCAATATCTGCTATTGCATCTTCGTATGCTTCTAAAGTATCAAATTCGTATTTTCCAACTTTCATAATTATTCTTTATAAGTATAATATTTACCAGCTCTTTTAGTTACTAAAACTTGTTTTCTATTTTTCTTTTTAGATACATAAGAAACGTGCAACCATTTTGGTGTTGAACCAAATTCCCATATAAGCTGGTCAAAGTCTAAATTATCTTTTATGTAATGAAACATATCTAAATTTGTTTTGCAATCATCTTTATCACAAGTCATACTTGTAATGTCTATTGCTTGACCTTTTAAATGACTACTTGTTGAACTACCTTTAATTGCAGTATTTAAATCTTTTGATCTAAAAAAACTATTTACTTTTATAGGGCAATCCACCCATTCACGTAATGGTTCAAAAACTTTTTCTGCAACTGTTTGCATACATTTAAGTTGCTTATCATTAGGTTCGTTTTCAATACCTAATTTATTTGCAGTATTTGAATATGTTGCTTCTTTATAGCTTATATGTTCACTTATTTTTTCCATCTTCTACTGGTTTTATACTACCATCAGATAATTCAATATTTACTTGTCCGTATTTATCTTCAAGTACCTTTTTATTATCTTCAATTTCTTGATTAAGTTGTGCAAATAAATGACTTAATGTATGTATTTGTGTTTGCAGTAAACCCATATCATTTAAAATTGCTCTTTTTCTTTGGTCTTGTTCTTGAACTAATTTTAATTCTTCTTTTGTGATTTTTGACATTTTAATATTTTTTAAAGTTATTTATCAAAGATAACTAATTTTTTAATACCCTAATGTTACAACAGTTAATTGTACTCTTGGTACTTGAAATTGATTTGGTAATGAAGCAATTTGCAATTCAATAGTATCATTTACAGCATATCCACTTCCTATATTAGTTATTGTAAAAGCAGTTGCAGTACGATTGACTAATGTTACAGTAAATGTTGCACCCGTTCCACTTCCCGATGTTGAAAATTGTGTTGCAGAAAATGTACCATCTTGTGATTTTATATTGCCTGATGAATTAGATATACTTGCAGTTGCAATACCAGAGGGCAAAGGAAAAACTTGCGTACTTCCTAAATATGCTTTTAATACTGATGTACTACCTAACTTTAATGCACTAATGGCATTGCTTCCTAAATTTATTCCCATATTAAGTAATTATATATAAAGTTGTTGCATTTTGAGGAGAGCCTGCATATTGTGCTGCTGTCATACTGACTACATTTAAAATTTGAGTAGCTCCCGTACCCTCTCCTGTTGTATTACTATCAATAGTGTTTACTTCTGCACCTGTTTCAATTCCTGCTAATTTATTAGCATCTGCAGTTGGATAACTATTTTTAGCGTTGTTAGTTGTGATGTTTGCTGCTTGTGTTGGACTTATAGTTGTAGTATCTCCTGCTAATGCAGTTGTTGATGATGTACCTAATTGCAATAATGCAGTATCACCCTCTAAAGCAGTTCCAGCAGTTGTACCAAGTACCATTGAAACCTTTGCATTGTTTGCAGTAATATCACTTGCTTGTTGAGTAGTAATACCTACCTTATTATTATTTGCACTTATATCTGATGCTTGTTGTGTGGTAATTCCAACTTTTGCAGTATTAGCTGCTACACTTGAATTTGCAGATACTCTTGCTTCTGTATAATAAAGGTTATTAGTACCCTCTGCAATATCATCTGTACCTAAAACTACAACCCCAGTATCACCATTAACACTATCAACGGGTGCAGCACTTGGTATAGTTGGTTTGTTTTGAATAAAAGCATCACTATTTGTATCTGTTTCATTCCAATTTGATTGTACATTAACTTCTGCATTATCTTCAATTCCTGCTAACTTTGTTGCATCTGCACTTGGATAAGAATTTTTAGCATTATTAGCAGTTATATTAGATGCTTGTGTGGGTGTAATCGTAGTAGTGTTACCTGCCATTGCTTCATTTGCAGCAGTACCGATAACCATTGAAACCTTTGAATTATTATTGGTTATATCAGTAGCTTGTTGTGTAGTGATACCAACTTTAGCAGTATTAGCTACAACATCAGTATTAGCAGATACCAATGCTTGTGTAAAACCTACCTTTGCAGTATTTAATGTAACTGCTGAATTTGCTGCAACTCTTGCATCGGTAAAATAAAGATTTACATTTTCTGCAATATCACCCGTATCAAGTACTACTGCACCAGTTTGAGTATTTACGCTTGTAACACTATCTGCATCTGTAACTATAACCCAAGCTGCATTTTTTCTTGCATATTCATTACCATCACTTGGTGCATCTACAAATGAAACTTTAGCAGTATTTGCAGTTATTTCGTTTGCTTGTGTAGGTGTTATTGTTGTAGTATTACCCTCTAATGCAGTACCAGCAGTAGTTCCTAAAACCATAGAAACTTTACTATTGTTGGTTGTAATATTTGCAGCTTGTGTAGGTGTAATTGTAGTTGTATCACCAGCAAGGGCAGTAGTTGATGTTGTACCAAGTTGTAATAAACTTGTGTTACCTGCTAAAGCAGTACTTGCAGTTGTACCCAATACCATATATTTATTGGTTGTACCTTGTGCAATATTATCTGTATCTAACACTACTACCCCCGTTGCACCATTTACACTATCTACTGGTGCTGCTGATGGTGGTACATTTAAAACACCATTAACAATTTCTAAACTTCCTGCATTACCCGTAACACTTTGTACTATTCCTAAATTACTTGTAAAATTGCTTGGGTTTGTACTATTATAAGGTGTAAAGCCTAAAGCAGTAATTACATCAGAATTTGTTACTGTATATGTAGAAATAAAATTATTTGGATTGGTAGCATTGTAAGGTGTGAAACCTAAAGCAGTTGTAACATCACTACTATCAATTCCCGTAATATAATTGTTTGGGTTTGTATTACTGTATGGAGTAAAGCCTAAAGCACTTGTTACGTTTGCACTTGTTAAACTTAATGTACCACCTAATGTTAATATAGGATCAGTACTTGTACCCCCCGTTGTTAATGTTAAACCACTTACTGAACCAGTTCCCGTTACACTTGAAACACCACCACCACCACTACTGACAGTTGTAAAAGTAAAAGCACCACTACCATTAGTTGTTAATACTTGCCCACTTATTCCATCTGCACCTACATCATCTAATTCAAGCAATCCTAAAGAAACTGCACCCGTTAAACCATTTACGCTATCTACATCGTTTACTTCTGCACCTGCTTGTATTCCTGCAAGTTTAGTTGCATCAGCAGTAGGGTAAGAATTTTTTGCAGTATTATTTGTTATTGCAGTTGCTTGACTTGATGTGATACCAACCTTTGCAGTATTTGCAACTACATCTGAATTAGCAGATACTAAAGCATCCGTATAACCTACTTTGGCATTGTTAGTTGTTATATCACTTGCTTGTTGCGTTGTGATGCCTACCTTTGCATTATTGGTAGTAATGTCTGATGCTTGTGTAGGTGTGATACCTACCTTTAAAGTGTTTGCTGCTATTTCGTTTGCTTGACTTGTAGTAATTCCAACTTTAGCGTTGTTATTAGTAATGTCCGTTGCTTGTTGTGATGTTATGCCTACTTTAGCAGTATTTGCTGATACACTACTATTTGCAGAAACTCTTGAATCTGTATAGTATAAATTAGTTGTACCCTCGCTTATATCATCAGTTTCAAGAACAACCGTACCAGTTTGTCCATTTACAGAAGAAACATTACCACCACCACCACTACTATATTGAGGTATATTTAAAACACCACTTACAAGTGTAGCTGAACCACCACTACCATTAGTTGTTAATGATGTAAAAATATTAACTTCTGCACCAGCTTCAATACCATTTAACTTTGTACTTGAAGCACTATCAAAAGATATTTTAGCGTTGTTGTTTGTTATATCAGTAGCTTGTTGTGTGGTTATTCCTACCTTTAATGTATTAGCAGATATTTCATTTGCTTGTGTTGGTGTGATACCAACTTTTGCAGTATTTAAAACAATAGCATCAGATTGTGATGTAGTAATTCCAACTTTTGCAGTATTTGCTACAACATTACTGTTTGCATCAACTCTTGCATCGGTGTAATACAAATTTGTTGCACCCTCTGTAATATCATCTGTATCAAGTACCACAACACCAGTTTGCCCATTAACACTATCTACTGCACCACCACCACTTACAACTGACCACCCTTGCGATTGTCTTGCATACTGTTGCCCATCGTTTGGTGCTTCGGGGAATGTAACTTTTGCAGTATTTAAAGCAACTGCACTATTTGATTCTACCCTTGCATCTGTAAAATATAAATTTGTACCCTCTGCTATATTAGTACTTGTAAGAACAACAACACCCGTTTGCCCGTTTACACTATCAACTGCACCACTTGATAAACCAACTACAGTTGCGTTTGTTAAATCTAAAGTTCCAGTAAAACTTGCTGATGATGTACCTATACTTAAAGTTGATGCGTTACCTAAACCATCAGTTAGGTTTTTTTCTACTGCACCTATTACACCATTATCAGATGTTTTTATTAACCCCTCGTAAGTATCAGATATTTTAGTATTAAATAAAGTTGCCATACTATTTTTTGTTTTTTATTTTAACCCTTTTTAAAAAGGTTTTTAGTTTTTCTATGTTTGCTTTTTTCGGTTTATAAATCATAATACCCACCCATTAAAAGTTGCATCATTACTTGGGTATATATCATCATTTATATTACTTGTGTATTCTGGATATGTAGTTTGGTTAAAACTCATAAAGTCAATAAATCTTCTACTATACCATTCAGCGTTTGTACGTGCTTTTTCTACTAAAAAATCTATTTCGTTTTTATCAACTGATTGTGAATTTTCTGATGTATGTTTAAACACCCCACCATTTTTTATTTGATACGCTGCAAAAGGCATATAGTTAGATTGTGCATACCATATTAACATTGGTGCTATATAATCATCTAAAACTGTTTTCCATCTTGCATTAGCTGGTAAATCAATATTAGGTATTGCAGCAGTTAAACCATCGTACATTTTAGTTCCCATTATTTGCTGAACATCTATTTCTTGTGCAATCTTAACAAACTGAATAAAACGATCAGTATCTACTGAACCAGAAAGTATCGAGTTTCTTACTAAATCAGTTCTATTTATAAATAAAGTTGTAGCCATATTTTTTTATTTGTATGCACCTCTATCGGGCATATTAATTGGTGCTATTTCTGATTCTCTTGTACCAGCTGGTTTAATATTATAACTTGATGGTATTGCCCTTGTTCTTTTATAGTCATCTAAATTTTCAGATGGTTCAGTTGTTGCTTTCATTCTATACAAAACCCTAACCCATTTATGCCTACAATAAATACCCCCTTTAAATTTGAAAAGCGAATAGTTTTGCCCTTTATGCCCAAATTCATTATTTACACCTCTAAAACTTGCTTGGTCAATATCTTCTTTTCGGTATATAATACCATCATCAGATAAACGCATCATATTTTTACAAAAGGTTCTTGACTGGTTGCCTTTTTCCATTGCTTTAGTTGATCCTACAACATATTTATATCTTATTTTATAATATTTAGAATCTAAATAGCTTTCAGCACTACCATTGTTTTTAGATGTAATTTCATCATATAGCCTTGTGAATAAACTTTTTTTCTTTTTTATACAAATATTTGCCCAATCATCATCACTAATGTTTTCATCTGTACTTAATTCATCTACCAATTCCCATTCATCACCAACTTTTTCACCTTGTAAATGTTTTAAAATAGATTCACCCATTTCATCAGATAAAAAAGGTTCTTTTTCCATTTTAACACAATTAGGTACTTCCTTACCATCTTTTATTTTTGTACCATATTGTTCGTAACCATCCCAACAAGGTGCTTTTAATTCTTGGTGTGTTTCACAAGGCATATAATATGTAATACCCTCTACCTCGTGTGCGTGATAACCACCACAACCCATTTCTTCTGCTACCTTTATTGCTTCCTCTTTGGTTTCGTATGCTTCTTTGCCATCTATTTGTTTTAGGCTAAATCTTCTTTTTTCAACACCCGTTTCTTCTTCAATAGTATCTGCATCTTGTACTGACTTATCTACATCTGTAAATTCTAAAGGTTGTAATGTTGTAAAATATAGGTTTAAGCTAATTTCATTGTACGCTAATATTTGGTCAAAGCAATCAATTAAAAGTTCTTGAAATGGTCTTATAACGGTGTTATCCATTAGTAAGGATGCAGTCTTTATTTCTTCTGCATTATTACCTAAACCCGAACCATCTTTAATACCTAATAGCATAGGTGAAACAATCCTATGTGCTACCATTATTTTTTGTGTACTTTCTTCACTTAAAAATTGGTATTGGTTATGTGCATCACTTAATTGTACTGGTGTTATTTCTGCTTGTGATTCTTTGTTGTCATTAAAAGCTAAAATAAATTTACCAGCGTTTGATGTACCACTAAACTTTTGAGCAATTTTATTTTCTATTAATTTACGTTCTTGTTGGTTAGGTGTACCATTGTTAAAGTTAATTAACATTGATGGTGCTAAACCATTCATAATATTGTTTAAATGGTAATTAGATACTTCTTCTTCTAATTCTGCATATTGTAAACCACCTTGATAATCTACTGGTGAATAGTAGTAAAAACCACTTTTATATGGTTTTATATAATAAATTTCTATACCCTCTTTAGACATTCCAAAAGCTGGTATTCTTAAAGGTTCATCAGTACGTTTTATGTTTGCCCAATCATCAAAATAAAAGTATGCTGGTATTTCACCATTTTCATCACATTTTTCAGCACGTAATGTTTCAATAGGTATATGCTCTAACTGAACAATTTTACTACGATCTTTTGAGTAAATTACTTGTATTGCAGCATTACCCATTAGCTTTAAATCGTAACACACTTTTCTAACTACATCTTTTTTAAACAATGCAATCATTTGTGCGTACTCATTAGGTTTTCTGTTACTATCAGTTGCGTTCAGTCCTTTTCCATATATAGCTTGACTAATGCCATTAATAGCAGCGTTATTAGTAGGTGAACCATTGTATCTATCTATTAAGTATTGAAAATAATTGTTATCTGCACCGTATTCTATCCAATCTTCACCGTTTACTTCTTTAATTTCTGGGCTTGTGTAAGTACTTAAATTAACAAAGCCAAATTCTGATACCTTTGATGCTTTTGTAAATTGTCCTTTACTATTTCTTTGTCTTTTCATATTACTATATAAGTATTATTATAACCATTGTAGGTTGTATATTGCCCTTTATTTAAGTTATAATAGTCATTATTATTTTGGTCTATATCTTGGTCTGTACAGAAAATTCTATCCTTATAAATAACTCCATCACTTGCATCATCTACATTCCAAAGCGTTGTATCGTTTTCCCATAACTTAACATTTGTATTCCAAAAACTATTTGCAGTTTCTAATGTTACATCGTAAAAATGATTTTCTACTAATATAGGGTTAAATATATTTGTAAATGTTAAATAATTACCTACTTGTGTAGCACCATTGATTTGATAGGTTTTTACTACGTTTGTACTATCATCACGTATAGACATAATAAAATCTGTTAAGTAATCTCTTGGTATTACTGATAACGATTGTGCAGTTGCACTTGTGGTTAATATAATCATCAACTATATAACGTAAATAATTACCTAATTTGTAGAAATTATATTGTAAAAAAAAAGCACCCTATAAAGGATGCTTAATTTATTAACTAAAATTAAAACTATGCAGTTGGATCTATTTGTGTTGCATCACCAGTTACTGGTGCATCTAAAAAGTATGGTGCAGTTTCTTCCATACCCTCAAAAGTAAGTGTAAAACCACTTAAATCACCTGCTGCTGCTCCCGTTACTACTGTTCCACCCGTACATTCCATTCCATTTTCAAACCCACATAAGAAACTATTACCGTAATAATCTTCAACTACAACTTGTGGTCTTGCTACTGCAAGTGTTTGTAGTTCTGCTTGTGTTTTTGCATCTAAATAAGTTAGTGTTAAGTTTAAAGTTTGAGTATAAAATGTAGTTCCATTTTCTCTACTACTTGTTACAGTAGTTTCTAAAGATGAATTACCCTTTACATCAAATTCAAACCACGTTGGGCTACCAGTTATTGTTGCTTCTTTAGTTGTACTATCTACTGTTACAGCAGTTATACCACCATAATCAGCAAAATATACTCTTTTAATACCCCCAAACGCTGATTTGCAAGGTATTTTTCTTCCAGTTGTTAATAAACAAGACATATATATATTTTTTTTAAAAAAAAAGGGTAAGTAGATGACCTACCTACCCTAATTTATTGGTTAATTAATTTTAAGCGTATTCTACTAAATCTTCAGCAATTCCAAACTGTACTGCTGATGTAAAACGCATTACCATTCTTACATTGTTTGAAGCATCTAAATCTGCCATATCCAATACTTTAATAGAATTTGTATCGTTTAACAATCCAGTTCCAAAGTATAGGTTACTTCTTTGTGCTGCATACATTTTGTTGTCTGACATTCCAGGACATACAAAAATCTTAACACCATTTACAGTTAGTGATCCGTTATTCCACCATTGTGTACCCATATTGTTTACACCATTTGCACCTAAACCAGCTGCTACAAAACCACCTAATGCTTGTACATAGAATTTAGCTGCTTTTGAACCAATGTATAAGAATAAATCTTCTTTTCCGTAAAGTGAAGCTGGTATAGCATCTACTACTTTAGATAATTCTGCAATAATATTAGTTGCATCTAAACCACCTGCTACTGCTGCTACTTGCTGACCTGCTGGTATATCACCTGCTGCTGCTGATGCTGCAATTAGTTTTTCAAACCCATCAAATGAATTGTTAGTACCAGCTGCGGTATCACCTTGCCAAATACAAAATTCTGTATTCTGTGCTACTTCTGCTGCTACGTGTGCAATCATAAAATCAGAAAATTTAGGTGGTAATGACTGACCTAAACCATATCCCATTTGTTGTGCTTCCCAATCGTTCACAAAATCATACTTACATAATTGTAGATTAACTTGTAATTCTACTGGTTGTATAATTCTTTCTGTTAATGTTACAGATGAATTAGGTGTAAAATCACAACTTGCTGGACTTACTAATGAACCAGTTGCTAATTTTTTTAATACTTCTTTGTAAGCAATATTTGCTTTTACTGTAATACCACCATCATCAATAGTTGATGCAGATAGTAAAGCTGCTGCAATATACTCACCAGCAAATTCACCAGCATAAGTTGTAGTGATATTAACTGTAGTTGCAAGATTTGTTTTTCTTAAATTTGCCATTTTTATTTTATTTATTTAATTTATTTAATACTCTATCTAAAGTTGTTGCGAATTTTCCAGTTCCAAACTCTACTTTAGTTTTGTTAGATTTTGGTGCTGAATTTCTTGTAATTGGTTTTGTTGCAGCAGATAAATCTTCTTTTTTCTTATCTTCTACTTTTTCTTCTTCTTTGTCATCCATTAAAGAAGAATATTGTTTTTTAAGTTCTTCAATTTCAGATTTTACTTCCTCAATAACTGGTGCAATAACCTCAACTACTGCTTCAACTATTGCTTCAACTTCTGATGCAACTTCTTCGGGTACTTCCGTTTCAATAGTTTCTTCTAAATCTTCAGTTTCTTCTTTAGCTGGTACATCATCAGATACATCTCTTACATCTGCAATGATACCCTCTTCTTCTACGATCAATAACTTACCATCTTCAAGGATATATTCCCCTACTGGCATTGCTACTTTTTCATCATCGGTAACGATAAATACTTCGTTCCCTTTTTCTAATGATTCTGTTGTGATAACAGTACCATTCTCTAACTTCATTTCTTCAAGTTTTACCTCGATGTTTAGAAGCGTTTTTATGTCATTTAACATTTTGGTTGCTTTCATAATACTTATATAACGATTTTTAATTTATTTTTTGCGTTTTTAGTCTGTTCTTGTTATTACACCTATGCCTTGTGCGTGTATAGAACCATCACAACATTCAATAGAATATTTGTTAGTATCCCAACATAAACAAGCACGTGATGAACCAGTAGGTGGTGATGTTCTACTTGGTATAAAGGTTTTATTTTTGTTGTTTCTTGGCATTATCTCCAAAAATCATTAAGACCAACCCAACTTATAATTTCACGATATTTTGCTTTTGCATCACTATTTAATGATGATGCGTTGTCCACTCTTTGTTTTATATCATCAAAATCATATAAAATTTCATTTGGATCAATACCTAATTCTTCTGCTTTAGTTTGTAATTCTAATAATGCAGTTAATAATTTTTCTGCGTATTCTTCTAAATTTGTTGTTTGCCCATTTACAATATAATCATCAATATTATATTTTAAACTTAATTCAGAATAAGCATCCATAATTTCATCACCCCATTCATAAGCTAAATATGATGCTTCTGATTCAGCTTGTTCAAAACTATCTAATTCATTATTAATATCATCAACAAGTGATAAATCAACTTTATGCTTTTTTAAATCTACCTTTTTATTAGGCATTTTATCTAATACTTTTTCTAATCTACTTTTCATTTTTTATTTATTTAATTTATCTTGTGCAAATCCTATAAAGTTATTAACCCTTTCAAATAATCTTTGTGTATCACTTGGCATTTCTACTCCTAAATCTTGTGCTTGTGAATATGCTTCATTAATAAGTTCTTCTGCTCTTAATAAAGTTTGTAAAGAATTTTCATATTCACCTAATGCTCTATCTTCCAAAGATCCAGCAGTTGAAAATTGTTCTTGTGCTTCGCTAAATATTTGTATTATATCTTGTACAATACCTAATTCAATTTTATG